TCGTAGGAAGCTTCAACTTTAATTAGATATATCTTTGTTATAATTATGTAGTATAAAAGGTTTTAAAACATGACTGCTTCTTCCGGACAAGATAACGCAAGTGATTTTGATATCAATCGTTTTGAACAACTTCTAGAGCGCCTCGAGGCATCTAAGGGTCGTCAACAACGTCAGAAGTCCGTTGAAGGACGTCGTGACATTTTTGGTCAGGGCCTTGCTTCTATGATGAGCAATTTCTAATTTTTTCTTAGGTTTTAAATCATGACTGCTTCTTCCGGTACTGATAGTGCAAGTGATTTTGATATCNATCGTTTTGAACAACTTTTANATCGCCTTGAAGCATCTAAGGGTCGTCAACAACGTCAGAAGTCCGTTGAAGGACGTCGTGACATCTTCGGTCAAGGTCTTGCTTCTATGATGAGCAATTTCTAATTTTTTCTTAGGTTTTAAATCATGACTAGCAGTGTACCTTCAGGTCAAATTGATAATGATGATTATTTTGATCTAGATAAGTATCGCCAAGCTGCTGGTGTTGCTTTTGAATTTTCCAAGAAAAAAATGGAGGAAGCAGGTGGTCAAGAACGAGAAACCATTGGTAAAGGTGCAACCGAACAACGTACCTCCGCTGAACAAGCTCAGCAACTTAAGGAAAAAGACGAAGCCAGAGACTACGGTCAGGCCCAACGAGCTTATCGATATTGAAGTATTTGATTTTTGGGTTGATAATTTAGATGCTTCAACCCAAGAATCATTCTGTAGTTTTGCTGCAGAAACTTACTCCGTAATAGAAATTTATTTATATGCACGATTCCTTAATTACAAAGGAAGCATAACTGCATGTGAACTCTGGCTTAAAGATAACTATAAGAAACCTGATCATCGAAAGAAACTTTTGTTTGAAATCGATGAGATGCAAGAAGATGTACGTAAGCTTCGTGAAGATGTAGAAAACGGTGCGGTCAAACGCGATGCAGGTGTTGCTCGTGTTGCTTCCATGCAAAAAGAAATACGTGGTCATATTGATGTTGTTGAAAAGTTTGCTAGTGTCAAGGATCGTAAAGGTTTGTTAATGGCTGGTGCTGATAGAGCGATACGTGAATTAATGTTTATATTCAAAGATGATCCAATTGAAATCCCCCTGGAAGAAGCAACGATGAGTGTCTGGGCCAGGATGCAACTAGAAGAATAATTCTGTTAGACTACTTTTAAATAATTAAAGGAATATCAAATGGGTGCCCAAACCAAAGGCAATATGGCAGACCCACGCCAACGTCAAATGACTAACGAAAGAATGCCAATGCGTGGAGAAGGCGCTAGTTCTAATCAACAACCATCTCGAGAACAAGAAGTAGGTATTGGTAATTACGAACGTGAGCAACAGCAATATTTGCGAAGGCAAGCTATGGCTAAGGAAAGGCAAGCTATGGATGAGCAAAGGCAAGCTATGGCTGAGCAAATGCAACGTCAACAAAGTGGGGTTGAGCGTAGTAATGCTAATCGTGAGCAAGAGCAATATTTGCGAAGGCAAGCTATGGCTGAGCAAAGGCAACGTCAACAAAGTAGGGGTGAGCGACGTGCAAATAATACACCTACCCCTGGTTCTGGTATTGATTTTGGTCCAGGTAGGTCTAGTAGAGGAGCTTTAACTTCATTTGATTTACGTAGACTGTTAGAAGATCGGGGGGTGGAAATTAATTGATAAATGACAAAAGGTAAAATGCCACCTCAATTTCTTGAGTATTTAAAAAAGAAAGATGCCAAGAAGGAAGATGGTACTGAAATGAATGATAAAGAAAAACGTAAAGCTGCTTTAGATAAGGCGCGTAAATATCAAGATAAAAAACGTGCCGATAAACAATTAAAATAAGATAGACTCAGTACTTGCCTGAGTTTTACTTTGCCTAGTTATACACATCTTGCTTACCGCCGCAATGCAAAAGCTGCTGCGCGTAAACAATTAATTCGTGTGCCACGGAATGTAGAAATCCTGGAACAGGCAAGAGATGATTTTGCATTCTTCTGTGAGTATGTAGCTGACAAAGCACCTGCAGAACATCATAAAGAATGGCACCGACATTTTATTACCCAACAAGATAGTGATTGCCTTCTAAAAATTGCTGGTCCCAACATTGATTTACTTGCCCCCAGAGGTTCGGCCAAATCAACTATTTTGGGTCTTTTAACTGCATGGGCTATTGGTATCCATACACAAGCTAAACGCCCCTTGCAGGTCCTCTACCTATCGTATACGGTGGATATTGCACGTTCTAAGTCTGCAACTATTAAACGTATTATTGAAAGCAAAAGATATCAAGAAGTATTTCCAACTGTTCGTTTAATGAAAAATGTAACCAGTAATGAGTATTGGTCTATTGATCATAAATTTGCAGGTATTGATACTACTGGTGATGAACAATTTACACTCTGTGCTGCAGGTCTTAAAGGTTCTGTTACTTCTAAACGTTCTCATTTAGTAATGATTGATGACGCTATAAAATCAGCCGCAGATATATCTAACCCGGATATCAGAAAACAAATGCAAGAGAACTGGAATGCTGTTATAGCGCCAACAATGTTTGAAGGTGCAAGAGCGATCTGCCTTGGTACACGTTTTAGACATGATGATATTCATTCCACAACTTTTAATGAACAAAACAATTGGGTTCAAATTGTTCTTTCTGCTATTAAAAATAATGAAGAAACAGGTGATGAAGAATCCTATTGGCCAGAGATGTGGTCCATTGATTACTTAAAAGAAAAGAAACGACAAGCACCTATTGCTTTTTCTTTTCAATATATGAATCAAGTTATTCGACAAAATGAATTATCTCTAGCTCCAGAACTTATTGTTAAAGCTGAAATTGCAACAGAATTTGATACGTTAGGAGTAGGGGTTGATCTCTCTGCTGGCATCAAGGAGAAGAATGATTACACCGTAATGATCCTTGGTGGACGTATAGGCGATCGTATNCATATTATTGATTACAGACGTATCCGCGTCATGGGTAACCTAGANAAATTAGATGCACTTAAAGAACTTCTTAATGATTGGTCAATACTTGGTAAAGATGATAATGATAACTATTTCCCAACGTACTCAACATGTGACGTTTGGTCGGAAGCTGTGCAATACCAAGCTTCCTTAGAAGCTGATTTCAGAAGAGTATGTCTTAATAATGAAGGGNTATATAATTTAATCTGGCATCCNGTCAAGGGATTTAGAGCAGATAAATTAGCACGTTTTCGTGGCATCATGGGGATGTTTGAAGATCGTAAAATTATTTTTAACCGCTATCGGAATTTTACAAACATGTTTGAAGAGCTTACTAATTTTGGTATTAGTAGCCACGACGATTGTGTGGATGCTCTCGTCTGGCTCGTTACTGGTTTAGCTAGAAAGGGACAACTACATCTTGATTATTAACCTTATAATGAAGAAAAGCGGTTTTTGTTGTGGGTCCTGAATACATTGCTATTGCTGTTACCTCCTTTTTATCCGCCTTCACAGGAGGTACCTGGGTAGCAAATAAAATTTTAGATCGCAACCAAGAACGAATAAAACAATCCTATGATTATATCGGAGCACAAAAACGCCGGATTGATATTTTGGAAGATCACATCAATCGCTTACCTTTGGATTACGTTTTAAAAGTTGACTTCCTTAGAGAAATAAAAGAGATGCATGATAATTTTAAACAAATTCAGGACAAACTTGATAAACTTATGGAAAAGCTTTTATCAAAATGAGCTACATCCTTGAAGTACAAGAGAACGAAAACGGTGACCAGTACTTGGTTCTACCTGATGAAGTAGTCGAAGAACTAGGTTGGCATGAAGGTGACGTACTAGATTGGGACGTACATGGAAGGGGGATCATCTTGACAAAAGTAAGTGATTCATCTGGTTATGAAGTTATAGAAGAGTAGAATATAAAAAATTAAAGTAGTAAATAAATGAATTATTATCAATCGCAACCTGGCGGCTTTTACGGTACAGAACTAGGAAATGTTCAAGGCATGGAAGCTATAGCAGGTAGCCTTAATCACGACTTAAGGTATCCTAAAATACCAGGTCGTGACGTACAGGGAATACCTAATGCAGATGTAATGCGTCAGAAATTACGTCAACGTCTTCTTAAGAATCCAGATGGAGAAGAAACACTCCCTCCTTTCATACAGAAAGCAGAAGGTCAATTTGGGGATCAAAACCCGTTAGCTTTTGGTTCTAGTAATCTTCCAAATGCTGTTGCTAATATGGGAGGTCAGTTTCCAATGGGTAATATGGGAGGTCTTGCAA